TACAAAAAATATCTTAGACAATGAGGAGGCACTAAAATTGAAAAAAAACGACTTGGTTAAATTATTACAAAAATAAATTGTATAGTTAATATATATAAAAATGGAGTCTGGACTGATGATGTTAGTACATTCTATAATAATTGGGTTAGTTTTATATGTACTAATGATATATGGTCTTAAACAGAGACATGTTGTTGCGGAAAATAGAAGTATATTATTGGCAGCGCTAGCTTTAATATATATGATTGTCTTCGGTCATGGATTACCTGGAAAAGTAAATAAAGATTTATTTTAGAAAACTATGTTTTAGAAAACTATGTTTTAGAAAACTTTGTTTAGTATTATTTAGTGTTATTTAGTGTTATTTGTTGTATTTAATTTATAAATTAATGTTATAAAAATTAATATTATTACTATATAATATTAATTTTATGAGTTGGGGAACTTGTTATAATGGTTCAAATAACATTCATTTTAATTATCCACCATTAATGGACGACTCAAGATTATTTAGCGATTATAATTCATCTGTTTTAAATGATAATGTTTTAAAACATAGAAATAATATACGAACAAATAGTGATTATAGAAAATATTTACAAACAAATAGTGATGCGCTAATTAAAAATAATCAATTAATTGCTTGTAATGAATGTAGTGTATGTCCTTATTATAATAGCACAAATTCAAATAATGCTACTAGTAAAACACCATATATTTTTATGTCTACTTTGACACGCGATCAGCCATATGGTTATGAAACCAGCAACTTAAAAAATATATATTTAAGCCAACAACAATTAGACGCGCAAAAACATGTTACAAAGTATATTATTAGTAATTAATAAAAAGTAATTTAAAGAATTGTTGTTATATTTTTAACAATATATTTTTATTATATTTAATATATTTTTATTATATTTTTATTATATTTTTATTATATTTAATATATTTTTATTATATTTTTATTATATTATTATTATATAAAAATATGAATTTTTTCGATAATTTGATGACTCCTCTTAGTCGCGACCATTGTATGTTATTTTACTATCTTGGACTAATCAGTTTGTTTTTTGCCATTGCCGCGCTTATAGGTTTTATTTTGGGTTTATTTAGAAAGAATACTCAATATGCGATGGGCGCATATTTTATGTCGTTCTTAAGTAATATGATTTTATACTATATTTCAAGAATACATTACTCCATATGCGTAGCTGCGTTACGTTAATTAGTGTGTACTAACTTTACAAATAACTATATAATACTTATTTAAACAAGTATTATATAACTATGAAATTATTAAGTATAGATATTGGTATAAAGAATTTAGCATTTATTATAATCGAAACAAATGAAGCTAATGATTTTAAAATAATAAAATGGGATGTAATAAATTTATGTAGCAACAATAATAATTGCGCACACCATTTATGTAAAAACAAACCGGCATTTTTTAAAAATAGTACTTATTATTGTAAAATACACGCAAAAAAAACAGCCTATAGCATCCCATTATGTAATATTAAAACGTTACATAAACTATCACTTAAAAAGCTTAGTGCACTTGCAGACGAATATAAACTAGTTTTTGATAAGTCTATAAAAAAACCCATGTTAATTGTATTATTAGAAACTCATTTAAATGAACATTGCTTAGAAGCAGTTCAAAGCGTCAGTGCAAATACTATGAACTTGGTTCATATTGGAATTAATATTAAGGATCGATTAAATGAACTATTTAAAGACTACAATATATTGACATTGGATAAAATAATCTTAGAAAATCAAATAAGTCCAATCGCTAATCGGATGAAAACAATTCAAGGTATGATAGCGCAATACTTTATAAATTCTAACAATTATAATATATACTTTATTTCCGCAACTAATAAATTGAAATCCTTTTTAAAAGATATAAGCAATTCAAGCGTTAATACTAATAAAATTACTTACGCGCAAAGAAAAAAATTAAGTATTTTTCATACAAAAGAAGTATTAAAAAAATATAATATGACTAATGAGGTGTCTTTTTTTTCTGAACATTCAAAAAAAGATGACTTAGCTGACTGTTTTTTACAAGCTTATTATTATATTAATATTAAGAATTAAATTATATTAACAATTTAATAATTTATATTAATTAATTAATTAATTAATATAATATTGTTTGCGGAGTATTTAAAAATTAAACTTCTATTTAAATCATAATAGGAGTAATGGAAATAGTCGAAATAGAGCCAGAAATTTTAAATATTGATAGCTTTAGCATTCCAGATTTCAAATTTAACGAATCATTTGACAATGATGATATAGTTAAAAGCAAGCCTACCTCAAATTTTGGTGGAGGTATTGAACTATTAATGAATGTTAAAAATAAAAATGACAAAAAAGCGAGCTCATCAATTGATATTGAAGATATTACAAATTTAGAAAGCGAATTAAATAATCTAGCATCTAACATAAGTGACACTGAACAAACTAACGAACCAGAAAAACCATTTTATCAAGACAAAGACAGTGACACTAAAAAAGAAATAAAATTTGGACAAAGCACTACAACTAAAAAATCAATATTTGGTGATTTATTTGGTTCAAGCAAAGTAGATGGTGAAAATGTTAAACCTGTTACGCAAAATCTTGACTCTGATACAAATAATTTAGGCAAATCAACAGCAAATATGAATGAAACAAAAACGTGGGATGGATATGGTAAATTTAATAACATTCCAATAAATTTAGAGCAAGCTCAACAAAAACCCCAACTAACAAAGGAAGAAGAGCTGCGTGAAAAATTCAAATATGTGCGGAAGTTAGATGATCTAGAAAAAAAAGGCATAAGCTTGTCTAAACGTTATACTATGGATTCTGATTTAGATGAAATGATTGGTGAATATGAAACAATTGTTGCGGAAAAAGAGAAATCAAATGCGATTAAGTTTCAAGGCAAAATGATGATGGCTTGCATAACAGGATTAGAATTTTTAAATAGCAAATTTGACCCGTTTGATATAAAATTAGATGGATGGGGTGAACAAATAAATGAAAATATTGAGGACTATGATGATATTTTTGCTGAATTACATGAAAAATATAAGTCTAAGGCAAAAATGTCTCCTGAATTGAAATTATTGTTTCAATTAGGTGGTTCTGCTGTAATGGTTCATATGTCTAATACATTATTTAAATCTTCTATGCCGGGTATGGATGATATTATGAGACAAAATCCCGAATTAATGAAACAATTTACACAAGCAGCTGTTAATACTATGGGGCAAACTAATCCTGGGTTTGGTGGTTTTATGAATGGACTTTTTGCTGGAAACAATGGATCATCAAATAATAATACTAACGGCTATACTCCAGGATTTGGAAGCACTATGCCTCCAAATGTAAACTCTGGTCCTCCACCAATGTCTGTTGAAACAAAATTACCAGAGCGTAGCCAACGCATGCCTAATTTAGCTAATCGTCCTGATATTAATTCCGCGCGTGGAATTGATATAACAAATAATGAAGCAAATCCATATGAACAAGAGAGAATAACGCGACCAGAAATGAGAGGTCCAAGTTCTGTAACATCTCAAAATCAAAGTATTGCTTCTTTATTAAATGGACTAAAGAGCAAGCAACCCGATAATGATACTAATTATAACGAAATGAGCACAATTAGTATTGATGATTTAAAAGATTTAACAAATGCAAAAATACCAACAAAATCAAAACGGAGACAAAAGAGCGATAGAAATATAGTAAGTTTGGATATTTAAACTAATTTTTATATAAATTATAACTTATAAATTATATAAATAATAAATAATAAATTATAAACTATAAATTATATAATATAATAAGTTATAAATTCTATTATAAACTATATTTATATAAAACTATGAAGTTAATATTATTAACTTATGACTAAATATAATAGTCCAAATTATTTAATAAAATATGGCTATACTAATCTGAAATCATTTACAATAAATTTAGATGATTATAAAAGTAACTATGAAAAACAAGCAATACAATTATTAAAGTTAGGACTAGCTAGTGAGAGATTTAGCGGAGTAAATGCTTTAAAAGACGAACACTTTAAAAGTAGCTATAAAAAATATGTCTCTAATTTTGCGTTAAACTATACACCAAAATCTGTAATTGGCTGCGCTTTAAGTCATATAATGTGTTGTAAATTTATATATAAAAACTATATAAAGAAGAAAAAGACGCATAAACAACAACAACAACAAGAAGACAATCCTAATTATTTTCTTATAATGGAAGACGATGTGTTTCCGTTATATGATAAAGAAGAGTTTTATGAAAAATTAAATAAAACATTATATGATATACAAATTTTGGATAGTAATTGGGAAATTATTCAGCTTCATAGTGATGGTATTATGCCAACAATAGAAACTTATAGCACTCATATTGGTTCAATAAGTGCGGCGGCATACTTAATATCTAAAAAAGCAATAAAAAAAACACTAAAATCTAAAATATATAGTCATATTGATTTAATACATCACAATTTTCTTAATTATAATAAATATAGAGCAAAAGAGAACCTATTTTATAGCGATGAAAAGACAAGTTTAAATAGGATTGTATCATATAAGCTAAGTAGTTATAGTTTACTTTTAAAATCTAAACTGTTTGAATTACTAAATTATTATACAAATATAATTCAGTTGCGTGGAGAGAAAAAGTTCTTGCATTATTTTGAATATAAAGTATTTAAAGAACCCTTTTTTAATAAAGAGTTTAATACAAATGATATTATTGATTATTTTATAGGATTAAAAATATTAAGCAAATTATATTATTATAAAAATTAATTATTTGTTGCGTGTTTTATGTTAAAATTATATTACTATTTTAACATAATACTTTATTTATTTGCTAATGACCAACAACGATGCTTCACATAATAAATATGATGCTTCTTATAATAGTAATGAAAATGACTTAAAGGCGCAACAAGCTATAAAAGAAAATGACTTAAAGCGCAGTGACTTAAAACCAAAAAGAACATTGCTTCAAAAAATTATAAAACTACATATATTTTTTTGTGTTCAAGTAACTACAATATTAGTAGCAACACTTATAGCAACTAGATTACATAAATGTTATGATGTATTAATATATTTTTCTTTTGGATCATTTATTTCAGTATTGTTTATTGCAGCTTATTCTTTATTATTAAAATTTGATGTCTTAGCATGTCGTGAGTTTAATGAAAAATACAACAATACTATTTTTAATTTATGGAAACGTTATGTTCCATGTGACGAAACAAGCTTTTTCCCAGCTATGGCGTCTTTTGCTATAGCTTGGCATATAGTTTTTGCGCTTTTAGCATTATATTATGTAAAAGGCTTTATCACAAATTCTATAAGTACAAACTATTCATATATTACTAGCTATATAGCATTAGTGTTATTATATGTTATGAATTATAATAGTGGATTTAAATTATATAATAATTCGTTAAAAATGACAATAACTGAATTTAATGTAGCTATGGCTATTCTTTTCTCAATTAGTGCCGGAGTAATATATTATTTTGAAACTATAAAAAGTAACTATTTAAATACTAACTGTTTATTATATTTATTATGAGTTATTGTGAAGAAAATAGGTT